TTGGTCGAGTCTACGTACATCTCGACGGTGCCGGACCAGCTCTTCAGTCCCGCGATGAACTCGCGCCAGCCCGCGCTCGTGAAGTCCGTCGTGTCAAGCGAGTCCGCCGAGATATCCGTGCTCCACGCGTGGGTTCGGTACGCCACGTCGCTGTCAACAATCGTGCCGAAGTCTACGCTGCCGTTAAAGCCCGCAATAGGTGCCATATGTCCCTACCTCCTCGGTAGTTAGAACAGAGTCCGCTCTGTCCATACGTTGAACTGCGCGTATCCGTTCAACTCGGCGAAGGTCCGCGCAGCTCGGAACTTCGCAACATTCGTTTTATCCGAAAGTAATGCCTTCGGCTTGATTTCTACTAACCGCTTCTCCCCACCCACAAACTCAACTTCGAGATCGGGAAGATAGTTACAATCCCGCCCCTCAAATTGGTAGGGGATAATGAACGGCTCCGCCCGGAACGCCTTAATGATCGGGCTAGTATCCAGCATCTCATACGCCTTCTTCTCGTAGCTGGATCGATACCAGATTTTCCTTCCCATCTTCTTGGAGAAGAACCAACCAAACTTATAACGGCCCGCCGTCGCTAGTCTCCCCGCTGCCTGTATCTGAACAACGTGGCTTCGGCTCATCTTCGCTCGCGTAGCTGTAGTGTGCTTCAGACCTAAATGGGCGGCGGCTAACTTTGCGCGGTGGGCGGCCGGTAAGGAGCGTCCCTTCAAAGCAGCAGATACATTCGCCCTATGCTCCGGAGATATCTCCCGTCCCTTCAACGCAGCGCCGATCTTCGCACGCTGCTCCAGAGGAAGAGTCTTACCCAAATGCGACGCCCTCATCTTCGCCTTTGATTCCTCGGTATGTTTCCGGCCCGTCATACCTACGCAGTTCGCCCTCATCTTCGCCCGAGACTCGGGCGTATGCTTCTTACCCAGCTTAGCGGCGCGCTGTTTCGCCTTCGATTCCTCGGTATGTTTCGATCTCTTACGCATTACTAAACCTCACCCTATAATCCGCCGTACGCTGCCACACGTCATCGTCCAGTCGCGTGGGGCCGGTTGCCGATTCGCGGGAACTACTTATGAACGTCAGTGTATCGAACGTCAGCGTGCCGCGATGGAACACCGCGTCCAGCTTATCGAAGATGCCCTCAATGTCAGCAATGCTCGAACGCTTATCGTAGATGCTGAACTGGATCAATGACTCCTCAAAGCCCTCGCCCTTCTTAAACACCTCAGTGGGCAAGTTAGTCACCGTAAACCACATCAAATACGGCATGTCTTTCCCATTCGGCACCTGCCCGTAGTAGGCATCCGATCCCACCGCCTCCAAGAGATCGGAGTCGGCCCAGATAGCCCCCCGTACCGCCTTGTGCAACTCGGCCGCATTACTCATGAGGTATGCCCCCCGAACGCCCGGCCGAGTCGCGTGGCGAACATCGCCTCAATCGTCCGCCGTGCCCTATCGAGGGCGGGACGGATAAAGGGGCGGGGTAGAATCTTGTTCGTGCCCAGCTCCAGGAACTTTCCGTACTTCACGTTAGTACCGACGCGGCCGATATTGAACATCGGATTCATCCAATGCGTGATACTCCGGCGAAGCGTACCTGTCTGAACTCGCGGCACCTCGCCGACCTTCGAGCGGAAAGTATTGATCTTCGAGACCTTCTGCCCCTTCTGGTGATCGCCCGTCTCCGTCCGCCCACCCCGGCGCATACTCATCTTGATCAGCCGCTCGATAAGTACCACCGAATCCAGCACGACCGCCCGGCTCTCCTTGCGAAGATCGGTAGCTACCTTGTCGCCATGCCAGATAAGTACCACTACACATTCTCCTGTATCTGCCGCAGTACGATCTCCCAATGGTGGCCGTGACCGGCCGCGTCGGGAATCGCCACTATGTCGTACACTATCCCACTAATCGTCACCCGGTCGGACAGGATTATCCCGGTCCACCGCGCCTCGACGAACATCTTACTCATATTGACGCCGCGCTCCGAGCCGTATATCTGAACCTCGGCCCACTTCAACGGATTCAGTCGGCACGGTACGGCCGCGTGCCGGGTTGTCCACGTGACCGTCTCGGTGCCGTACTCGTCGTCCACGCCGGTCCGAAGCTCGATCAACGCCGTCTTGTTTAACAGGTCTCGGAAGCTCATGCGCCGAACACCAATTGCCTACGGTAGGGGGCTAACTTCGCGGAGATCATCCCAGAGGTTTTCTCGTCGCCGCTACCCGCGAATACGGCGGCGAGGGTATCCGCTATCGTATAGGCATAGTCCCCAATCTTCTCCGACTTCAAGGTCATATCCCGGCTGGCCATATCGGTTAGCATCTTCGTCAACTCCTGCGCCGCCGACTGTAGCGGCTCCGGGAGGTTCGCCCTCTCCCAGCCCGCTGCGTATCGGATGAAGATATTGCGGTGGCCGTACGTCCATCCGTACGGATTGTACAGCCGCCCCGCCTCCTCGTCGGCCAACTCGTAGTCCGCCTCGCTCTCGGTCGGGGCCTCCAAGTCCACCCACGCCGTATTCGCGTCTCGCCCCGGTATCGGCACGAGGTCCACCGGATCGGCGCTCGCGAACGCCGAGGACACCTGCGCCTCCCATCCGCTTACCGCGCCGACCGCCGTACCGAGGGCGGTGGCGGTCGAGTAATCGCTGAGCGACAACTCTGTTACGGCGTCGGTCCCGGAGATCACGCTGCGGAGCCGTAGGGCTGCCGAGGTGACGCTAACGGAGGCTCGGGCGGCGGTTCCCCCGTATTGGACGCTCATTACGTCGTCGCGGCCTACGGACGCCTGATCTACCCACGCAATCGGCACGTTTATCAACCACAGGTTCAACCCGTTATCGCCGTCCCGCCACTCGCGGTAGGTCTGGCGGATCGGGGCGTAACCCAGCTCCTTGGCGATAAGGACCGAGCCCTGCGTGATCAGCTGGTCAATCAGCCGATCCTGCGAGGTATCCGCATCGCCCAGCCCCATGAAGCGCTTGGCGTCGGCGAGGGAGATAAGGCCCTTGGTCGCGTCGATAGCCATGTTAGATCAATGCCTCCTGCACGTCAATCTCCACGTCCTGTGTATACTGGATATCCCCGCCGCTCGCCGTCACGCGGAACTCCCCAACATAAACGCCAAATACGTCGCTCATCTCCACCCAGTCCGAGGCGGTCGGCGTAATGCTCACACCGCCGTCCGAAGCGGGGGTGCCTACAGTTATATAATCGCTACCAGTCCCGCCCGTACTTCGGACAAAGAAGGAATTGGGAGCCCCTTCGTCGACGCGGAGGACGAACTCCACTACCGCGCCCGTCAGGTCTAGGGCATCTCCCGCCGCATCCGAGATCGTGAAGCTCCAATCCCTCGTGTCCCCGTTTTTTATGCGTAGGTCCGTGCTCATTGTCGTGTCCCCTTCGTTACGCTTACCGACCGCAGGCCCGCCGACGCATCCGTAGAACGTAGCCCGGCGGTGCCCGAGGTTCCGAGCAACCCGGTGGAGAGCCCGACGATAGATACATTCGCGTCGGGTGCCGCCTCGCTCCAGGCTTTATCAAAGGGCATCGTCATCCAGATGGACCGATCTATTCGATTGACTACACCGTCCGGGGACGCTACGATCCGCATCAGGTAGCCTCCCCCTGCGTCTGGGTCGTGCTATCGTCCGCCACGGTCTGGGTAGTCGCGGTAGTGGACTCATCTTCCTTGTATGTCAGCAACGTATCGCTGGTCATCGTCGTCTTGCCGAAGAACCTGCGATACACCTGAATCATCTTCTCGCGGAAGTTACCCGCTAGCCCGGCGGGCTCGGTCGTGCTAATCGAGTCCAGCCCAGCGGCGGCTAGTATCGCATTCTGCGTGTCGCTGGTAACCGCGAGGTTCCCACCCGTGATATCCGAGACCACGGTGAGGTCCCCGCCGGTGATGAGCGTGGCCACAGCGGCCACGTCGCTCTGCTGGGCCGCTTCTCCGGCCGCAAGAGCGAAGTCGGCCTTGTCGGTCAAGGCTCTCGTCGTCTCCACCCACACGTCCGAGGCGATAGCGTCCTTACTCGCCGTAGTGAGGGCCACCTCCGCGAGGTCGCTCGTCACGGTCAAGAGGCTACTCGTGATATCGGACGAGACGGCCAGGTTGCTACCCGTGATATCGCTCTGCTGGGCGGCCTCTCCGACCGCCAGCGCGAAGTCCGCCTTGTCCGTCAAGGCCCGCGTAGTCTCGACCCACACGTCGCTCGCCACGGCGTCCTTACTCGCCGTAGTGAGGGCCACCTCCGCGAGGTCGCTGACTACTACGAGCCCGCCGCCGGTGATGTCGCTCGTCACGGTGAGTTTGCTACTGGTAATATCGGAAGAGACTGCGAGGTTACTCCCGGTGATATCGCTCTGCTGAGCCGCCTCGCCCGCCCGGAGCATATAGTCACTACGGGCATTTACGCTACCTACCGTGCCGGACAGGTTGCCGGTAATGTTGCCAATGATATTATTCGCGGCATTAATGGACCCGACCGCGTCGTCTCCAAGAACGAGATCGCCGCCGCCCCCGCCCGTGGTAATCTCGATACCCTTCTCCGCGCCATTCGAGCCATCGGCAGAAATGATAATAGCAGAAGCGTCATCTCCGCTGGCGTTAACAGCCATCCCCCCGCTAACCCCCTGGATCGCTAGGCCGGTAGTTCCCTCGCCTACTACAACTACGCCCATCGTGGACCCCGTGGTATGAATGGCTGGGCCGTTCGAGTTGTCAATATCTAACCCACCACTTGCGCTGGCAGAGTCAATCTTGAACTGCTCCAGCAGCATACTGGGCTTATTGACCGTCGTATTAACGCTCGTATCTGTGAGGGTGTCAATGTGCCCAAACAGATTCACGGTCGTCGTCGCCGTGCCAGATATAGTCACAGGGCCAGTAGTGCCAACGGCCTGAACCGTCCCCGCACCGCTCAAGACCAGAGTAAGGCTTTGATAGATGCCCCGGACCTCTACGTCCGCGCCGCCCGTCGTGAAGGACTGCGCGCCGCCCGAAAGGATTTCGTGAGATACGGTGCAGTCGGAGTCGAGCGTCCAAGACGACCCACCCGACCACGCCCGGTTATTGATGCCCGTAGCAGAACCCAGACCGGAGAACGTAAGCGACGGAACCCCGCTGCCGGGAACCTGAGAGAAGCATCCGTGGAAGATGTAGTTGCCTGCGCCGCCAGCCGTGAACGCCCCGGCGTCCTCTCCAACGCCACAGTTCCGCATGACAGAGGGCGGTAGCGTAACCGCACCAAGGGAACAATCCGTGAAGTGCGGATGATTCGCCGCCGCCGCGGTTCCGATTCCAGTAATGTGAGCGCCAATAATTGCGATGTCGTCTATGGACTGACTACCAAGGGCCAGATTCCACCCGTCGCCGTAGAGCGTGTAGTTATCCGCTGTGGCAGCAAGCGTCACGGTGTTGCCGTTTGCGACGTGGAACTTGTTGAGGCCGAGGGCGGCGTTGACGACTAAGGCATTCGCCCACGGGCAGGGATTGGAGGCGATTCCGTTAACATGAACCTCCGACCCAACCGTTCCGGCGGAGTCCACCCAGATCGCGCCTTCGGCATACCCGACTGACTGCGCCACGACGGCATACGAGCAAAGGATTCTATCCGTCGCAATCAGTTCACCGTCCGCGCTGTAGATACGGAAGTGAACGAGTCCAATGTTCGCGCCCGTTCCAACGTGGGCGGTTGTCAGGGCGAAGGTGTCCGTGACGATGGTACTTCCGCTGACCCCGGCCCGAGAACCAATTTGCTCCCACGCCGGAGTCCCAGTCCAGTTGTATGCGTAGAACGTGTAGGTATCGCCCTGCGCGTTGACGTATCCCTGCCACGTCACACTGACCGGAACGCCATTCCCGCCCACGTCAAAGATGTAGTATGCGTCGGTGACAGCCGTATCGTCTTCGAGGTCGTGCGTCGTGCCGTCAAGGGCGTGCGTCGAGTCTTCGTCGTTGGCCTCACTCAGCCCTGTGGTAATTACGAACCCATTAGGCGAGTCTTTGGCCGTTGTGTTGATCGCGGCGGACCCGGAAGTCAGATTTCCCACAGCCGCCTGCGTAGATGGGAAGGTGTCGCCCGACAGCCCGGTCGTGTCGTACTGGAGTTCCAGATTGTCAGCGGCGGTCGCATCGCCGGAAATCTTCTGTACGTTGGTGAAGCGGTTTTCAATAGAGAAGTTGGCAAGAGAAGCATTCACCGTTTCCCCATCAATCACCGCGCCATCCAACCATACCGTATAATCATCCCCAATGGTGTAGTTGGCGTTGTCGCTGGTGTCAATCTTGCATTCGTGAATGCCGGTGTCCGGGGTGTCCTCGGTATCCGTTACGCTCGTCCCCGTGCAGTCCGTACCGTCATCGTGCCTGCGGACCTTGATCGTCCCGTCCGTGGCGCGGGTGATGCTCCCGCCGTTGCCGTCATTGGAACTCCAGCAGAACGAGACGGTCGTGTCTTCAGCTATGTCGCCCAGATATATCATGCGACCAAACTCCCCCTGCCTTCTGCAAGGCTACTGTTTATTTTGGCTCGCGCCACAGCGATTGTTGACCACGCATACATATCCTGATAAGGAACAATCAGTCCCCACGGGTCGGAAACAATTTCCGCGATTTCCGAACTGGTTAAGACCCGTTCATATAGCGCGACGCTTGCGATCCGTCCGACGTAAGGTTGCGCACTGTCGGACCATCCGCCTATCCGGAACGAATTGAAAGGCCCGGCGGAAGCGATGCTGTTGTCTTCTTCCGAATATGAATTGTTCGCATAGGCGACTTGATGTCCGCCCGTCGTGCAGGTCAAAGCGTACACGTTTACGAAGTCGTTCGCCAGATTATGCGGGACGCCGGGGCGAAGCGTCGGCGCGCTTGCATCGCGCCAGAACCATCGAAATCCGTTACTTGCGCCGCCGACATTGATTTCCCCCGGATACAATAACAGGTCGTCGGTTCCGCCCCATCCAACGACAGCGCGGTTAGTAGCGAACGAAGGAATTTGAGATAGAATGACGACAGAGAAACCGCCCCCGATTGGAAGTTGAGTGACCGCTGAATCCGATACGGATATTAAGCTTGTCCCACTCCATGAATCCAGCGAATGACCTTCGGGGCCATGCGTCCAAGTCCCTACATTGATTGTCCCGTGTCTACCCTTTCCGGATATGTCAAACAGTCTTCCGCCGGACCCTTCCCACATAGGCCAATACGCGACAAGACCATTCGCCAGAAAGTGGCCCTGCCTGATGCCGTATCCGTGCATCGCGGGTTTCATGGGAATTGCACTCATCTTACGCTCGTAGTCTCCACGACGCGAGTGCGTGTGTAAATCGCCGCACCGTTCGCGTCGTACAGGTTGTCGTACAAGACTCGCGCACGCAGGACGCCGCTGGGGATGGCGATGGCGCGCGACTCTGTGATATTGCTCAACACGGTGGTCGTCACAGCGTGTTCCCGCTTCACGCCGTCCAGAATATTGATGAGGTCATTCCCGCCCTCTACGCTGGTCGAGACAATCTGGACGAGTTCAGAATTAGCAACGGTGTTGTCCAGCATGAATGCGAGGAGGACGCCCCCCGTAGCGACAGTAAACCCCGTCAGGTCCGCAACCTCTACAGCCGTTGCCGCAGCCGCCAGGGGGTTGTTCAGCACGACTTCGGTGTTGGCCGTACCCACAACCGCGACGAACTCAACCAGGTCCGTCCAGAACTCATCATCCGCAGCCGCAGACGACACTTGCAGCAAGACGCGCGTGCCCGTATGCGCCGTCGTGTCCCCCAACGCGATGTCGATGAACACCATCGACGCGAACGAATCCGACAGGTTCATCACAGTGCCTTCGCGCACTGCGTTCTGTGCGGTCAGCGCCCATGCGTCTACGGCGGTAGGGGTAATTGTCAGCGCCATGTTACGTCTCCATTCCGTTCATGTCTGATTCCAGGGCCGTTTCGTACCCGGAAAGCAGGGCATTAATCTTAGTATCGCTCGACGCCTTATCGAGATGCTTTTGCCACAACGCGGCCCCAATCTCGGCGCGAATCTGCGACAGGGGGTTGTCGTGCGAGTCCAAAGAGACGTTGTTCAGGGCGAACACGTCTGTCTCCGCGCCAGTTCGGGTTGCCGTGATGTTCACCAGCTTTGCGTCCAAATTCGCAACCGATATTTCCACTGTCCATGTTGCCATGACTTCTCCTGATTAACCCTTCAGTGCCCATGCGAACAGGCCCATCGCTACGCTCATCGCGACCTTCCACGCCCGATCAAACCACATCGCCCGTTTCTTCGATAGCCTCGCCGTTACATCCTCCTGCCGAGCCATTCGGGCCAAGAGAGACTTCTCCGGGCGGCCATTGCCGAGGACGGCCGTGGAGAGCTTCTTTAGCTCGTCGGTCATCTCCTGTACGTGGAGCACGGCCGGGCACCGAGACTGAAACGCCTCAACCACGCGGTCCGCGATCTTCTCCACTACCAGTTCCTCGCCCTGATTCAGGATCGGCTTGTCATCGTCACCCATTATGCTACGTTCCTTCCGGTGAACTCCTCAAACAAGCTCACGAATTGCCGGGCCGTCCGCTCGGCATTGAAATTCGCCTCCGCGTATTCCCGACGGGCGCGGATGCTCCCAGCCCGATCTCGTTGTACGCACGCCCACGCCTGCCTAATCGCGGCACTATACCCAATCTGATCCTCCGGATCGGCCGTGAAGGGGACGTGGTTATTGCCCTCGCCCCCAACGACCATAAGCCCGGACGCCATCGCCTCGCGTACCGTCCGGGTAGCGATGTTGTGCGGCGTCAGCAGTAAGTCCGCCGCCCTGTAGTAGGGTCTCAAGTCCGGTACATGCTTAGATACGAAGCCTAACTGCCCCCGGTCCCGTAGAGCGTCCAGGATTGTCGAGCGGCCCCGGTCATTCCCGTCGATGCCGATCATGTGAACCTTTGCCCCCGGCGTCCGATCCGCGAAGATGCGGAATGCGTTAAGCACGTGGAACGGGTCCTTGTCGGCCCGCCACACGTCGGTAATGATCACGTTCGGCGTCCCCGCGTACTCACCCCAGTCGTAAATAGGCTCGCCGCCGGGGGTCCAGTAGTCGAGATCCACGAAGGAGTCGCACACCCGTACCTCGGGGAAGAGTAGCTCCAGATAGGGCTTGTACGAGGGCCAAAGCGTTACCATGGCTTTCCAGCGGGCGTCGTTCCGCATCTCCCGGTATGTCTTGTAGATCGGGGTTTGGCCCATTCGCTCAATTCTGTACGAGCTATTCGGCCGACCGTGGGCCACGTGGATCCACGGCCCCGCATGCTTAGCGAAGGCGGGGGAGAGCCCCGCGTGACTCACGATCACGTCGCTATGGTTCACGGCCCAATCGACAGGGGCGATACTCACGCCCCGGTCCTCCTCCCAATCGGCGGAACGCCAGGCAACGGGCGGGCCGTTGGGGACGATCTTAAACTCGTTGGAACACTTCGGGCACGTGACGGCAGTCGGCGATCCCTTCTGCCGCGTCCCCTCAACCTCCGCCCGGTAGGGCCGGGGGTCGACGATATGAGCCTGGATACCGAGAGCCCGCTCGGCGGCAACTAGCTCGCGGGCCGTCTCGTACATCCCACAAGCGTGCGGCGTCGCGGGCACCACGTGCGCCACTCGCAACTGTTTCCTCACCACCCTACGTTTGGGCCTCTTCGTCATCATGCGGCTCCTTGTAGCGAACGCCGTAGCGCGCCGCCCTTTTCATCGTCCGGCTGTGCGTCGTCACTCGGGAATACCCAATTCGCGTCATTCCCAGTCCCGTCGACGATACCACCAAGGACCTGAACAGCCGCGCCGGGGTCGTCCATATCTTGAAGCGTACTTGTCGCATCGCCCGTAACCAAATTGGAGGCCGACGAGTCAATGTCCGTACCATCCCACGTTGAAGAAGCGGGAATAGTTACAGCCTTCGCGCCGAGAGCCAACGCGGACGAGCCACCGGCGGCGTCGGCGAGATCGCCGATTGTAACCGCACCAATAACACCGCTGACATCGAGAATACCGTATCTATTCGTTCCACTCGATACGCCGAGAGTAACGTCATCTGCACTGAAGCTCGCTCCCGTAGCGGTCCACCGCGCGTACTCATTGTCCGTGAACTCGCGGCCGATAATCATGCTTCCGACATCCAGCACACCGCTATGCGCGAGGATGTCATCTCTTCCGTCATACGTCAGTGTCTCGGTTGTGGCGATCCTTCCAGACAGGGCGAGGTTTACAATGGTGGTTATCTTGAGATTACAGGTGCAATCCCCGGCGATGTCCACGCCGTTCGCAGAAGGGCGTCTTGCGATAATCGTTGCTGCCGCACCACCAGCCAATGTGCCTCCGCTTTCGACTTCCAGATTGGTCGTATAGTTTGGGCCCGCCGCTACGGTGGAAGTGGAAGTCGCATCGATCACCAGACCTTGTAGCCATTGGTTTGCCGACGTATAAGTGCCGGTCCCCTTCATTCGGATATGGGCATTCGCAATCGTCCCTCCCGCACCATCCAACATGCAATTGCCCGTGACGATCATTTCCCCGCCAGCGTTTCCGGTAAGGTCGCCACCGGCCGGACGGGTAAATGTACCATCTACCGTGAAGTCTTCCGTATCTATCGACCAGTCGGCTGTGCCTGTCGCGGAGACGTTGTAGTCGCCCGTGATCTTCCTCGGCCCTGAGGTGTCAGCGTAACAGGTTACATTGCCTGTGACATCCCCAATCCATTCTGATTCACCGTCAAGATTGAGAACGATGGCCCCCGTGGTGAAGGCCGTGGAAAGTGTTACCGCACTATCGACATAGACGTTTCCGCCGCTGCCCGTAATGGTCCCAGTGAGCGTCAGTTCTGCTTCAAGAGATAGGGCCGCACCAGCACCATTCAACACATACGACACCGTTGCAGAAGTGTCCTGAGAAACTATGCCCGCAGTGACCGTGACCGTTCCGGCATTTGCCTGCACTAGAATATCCGCACTGGCCGAATTAAGCAACGTCGCCCCTAGTGTCGCAGATGCCGCAAATGCAGACAGTAGGGGCTGTACATAGTCGGCAAGAACCTCGATATTAAGCGTCGGGTTTCCTGTATGCGCCGTCGGGAGAGTCGCTCCAGACAGGTCAGACTCAGTGTTGTCATACTGAACGGTATCCCCAGTGGCCGGGGCACCGTTATTGTAGTTGGCCGCATTCGTCGGGTCACGGTCGCCGCCACCATTCGTGTACTTGGTTGTCTTAATAGCCACGAGTTACCTTTACCTCCACAGTCGCCTTCTTCACGATGACGTAGAACGTGTGCGAGTCGTCGGGGTTACGATGCACGGCGCGGTACTTCCGCACGCCCTTAAGAGCGTCGTATACCCGGCCCTGGTCGGTGGGGTTCATCCGCTCCCCATCGCCCTCTACCACGAAGTGATCGGCCGCTACCTGGCGTACCCGGCGGGAGCGTGTAGGAACGAAGGCCAAGTTGTCCGTAATGGACCGCTCGCTCACCTCCGCCACGGGTTGTGGTTCGAGACTTCTCGCCATAGCTACCTCACCTGCCAGAACGCCGTCATCACCGTATCCGAGGAGGCGGTGCTCTGCGCCCGAAGGCGAACTCGATTAACCGCCTTCACGCCCATCCATAAGAACGCCCCACTGCTAAGAGGGAGCGCCGTCAAATCGGAAGTGCAGGCAAAGATTGGGTCCTTAATCGCGGTAGTGAAGTCCGAGTCAATCGAGGCCACGGTGCGGAACTTAGCAACGCCCGCCGCATCGCTTTGGGCGAGGTATTGGACCTCGAACCCGGTAAGGGCCTTGTCGGCCCCATTCGAGATAGTTACAGCAAGGGCCGATGCCCCATCTCGAATAGGAATATCTGCCAACGTGGTCATCGCCGCGTGAGCAATAGTCACATCTGAAGTGCTGCCCTTCCACGGACCATTCGTGATATTCGCCATACTTCCCCAACCTCCTCAAGGGCCGAGGAGGTCCTCGGCCACGTGCATTCTGGTATCCTACCGCCTCACCGCCCTGAGGATACTGTGCTAACGGGCGGTGGTATACGTATTCGATTGTGAATAACACTCCGGGCCGGGCGCTCCCCTCTTGCGCCCGGCCCGGTCCGTCGTGCTGGGGCCGGGTAGGCCGTGCCTTCCTTTGCTTCAGTCAACCGCACGACGTTGTTTGGGGGCCTTCTTCGCCGCCTCGTAACCACTGGGCGGCGTCTCGGCGGCGTCCTTCAAGAAGGTCGCCAGCTGCTCGGGAGTCGGGGCGGGCCGGGTGCCCACGATAGAGGCCATGGGCACAATGTTTGCAGCCGCGTCCGCACCTTCGGTCTGCGTCAGCGCCTCGGCTACCTTCGGACTCACCCAACATACGGCATTCTCCGGCAGCCATACCAACTTAGCCGACCCGTCCGTCTTGATCTCCGTCCCCTTCGTGGGGTAGTAGCTACGATCCTCGATGGTCGTGCCACCCTGCATCGTCTTGATGATAACGAAACGGTGGGGGTTGATCCTGATCTGCACCGTCGCGTCCTTCTGTTTCACGATATACATGTCGTCCTCGTTCGGCTACCAGTCCACGATGGGCACCGGGCCGCTTCGTCTAAGCCCGCCTCCGACCGGTAGGCCGAGGGCGAGCGCTTCTCGTTCTACCCGCACGGTGGGGTTACCACCGCCGGGAAGTCCCGACACGCTACTCCGTGACGAGGTAGTACACGTTGACCTTTACGTCGCCCGCCGTAACGTCGCTATGGACGCCGCCGGTATAGGTGATCGACAACTCGGCAATCGTGTCACTTAGGGAGAAAGCCTCCGGGCCTGCGATAGCCGAGCCCCCCACGTCCGTGTCGCTCTGGAAAACATCCAGCGTGCCGGTGCCGCCGTTATAGGCGTCCAGATCATTACCAGCCGAGCCGACCGTAGCCGCAGCCTGCGAGATCGAGCCGCCCGTGAAACCGGTGGTGACTTCGATCTTAGACCCGACCACGATTGCCCCCTCGGGGAGGGCGCAATCGGAGAGGTAGGCGATACTGGTGCCGCCGGACACCACCGTATCCGAGAAGGAGATCAAGTCGCTGACTACCCGCAACCCCGGAGCCGGAGCCGTCTGCCCGGCGGCGAGGGTAATGGTCTCGTCAAAGGTGAACGCCCCGGAGAGGATAACGCGATCCGTCCCATCCTCATCGTACTCCATTGACGCATCGCCGTCGTTGCCGAAGTAGAACTTCACGTCATCCCGCAGGTGAACGCGGTCCGCGTACTTCTCCAGTACAGCTCCGGTTTTTCTGTCGCTTCCAATGCTAGGCATGTTACGTCCTTCCGCCCCGCCCCACTGGGATACGTACTAGCCGCCGGGGCGGGATGGGGCTCTGGCTCCCCGGCCTTGCTCGTATTCAGCGTGTTCGATTGTCAAGCTCTTTCTTCGTCGGCGGAACCAGCGAGCGACGGGGGAAAGGAGGCCAAAAGCCCCGCCGCTCGCCGTATAAACCCCACGGTTAATACTCCGTCCGCTCACCTTCCCACTGCGCCTTCGCCAGGTCGTGCCCGATAAACGCAGCCGTGATCTCGCCCCCGGCTCCCGCCGAGGTATAGGACACGTTCACGTAACGCTTCAGGTCCTTGATGTTGACCGTATATATCCCGTCCTCGCTAATCGTCTCGATGGTGTTCGTCGAGACGGTCAGGTCACTAATCGTAGCCCCGAGGATTCCCTCGGCCGCCAGGTTAGATACGTCGCTCTTCACGACCACCGCCGTCGCGGCGGTAGTATCGCTACCAGCCGTACCGGATGTCAGGAAGTCGCTGGTAACACTCGTCCATACATTGACGTTCGTCACGTCCGAGGACGCGGCGTTGTCGATGATCAAGATAAGCGTTCCGTTCTGCGCAGTACCAACATCGATCTCATTAAGAATCAGATCGTCGCCCGCTGCGCCCGTCGCTGCCTGATTGTTCAGCAGCGCGAATCGGCTCTTTGCCAGAATACCCTTCATCTGCTCTTCACCCCCTTCTTAAACGCTGATGCCCTTGATGACCACGAAACTCTCCGGGTGACGCAGGAGACTGCCCACGAACTTGACGAGCTTCATGTGCACCTGGTCATCCGCGAACGCATCGCCGCCGGTGTTAGTCGTCTCGATCCGCAGCCCGGCCTTTTCGCCGATCAGGAGATCGGACCACTTGCCGCCCACGATGTAGCTCTCGCTCGCACCGGGACGACTGGTGACGCCGATCTGCGTGGTCTGCGAGACCGGAATGCCATTCAAACTCGGAATCCCAGCGGGTCCCGGCCCACCGTTCGAGTAGATGAACCGTCCCTCGCCGTCCTTGAGCTTCCGCAGCGAGTTTACGGTGCGGGGATGCATGACGTAGCCGGAGAAAGGGCCAGACTTCGCATTACGGACCTGGTACTCAGCGTCCATGATGTTGTCATAGCCAACCGAACCGGAGAGGTCCGTGCTCAGAATCCGGGGGTTGTAGTAAATCCCCTCGGGCTGCGTCCCGCCGGTGCCTTCGAGGAACACACTATCCTCTTCCAGGCCCAGCGCGTCCGCCAGCTCCATCCGCACCAGAGCGTCGATGCTGATATTGGCATTCTGGAGCAGCTCGCGGCTCATCTTATATAGGCAGACGGCCTTATGCGTCTCCAGCGTAGACTTGCCGAACTCAAGCGTGGTGTCCTCGGCGATGGTGGTACTCTCGCCACCCCAGCTGATCGTCGGGCCTGCGTCGGTCCGATTGAACTCCAGCTTATCCGTCTCCATCTGGATCACGCGGACGCCCGGCTGTGACCGGATGACCGTAGTATCCTTGAGCAGCTCGATGATCTCGTTGCTCAAGATAGAGGGGACGAAGAAACCGCCCGCAGCGCCGTCGTCCTGACCGAGGGCCTTAAAGAGCCGCTCCTCGTTCTCCGCGCCATCCCACTGCTTCCAGATGCCGCCCCGGAGGTACTTGGAGATGGAATACTTCGTCTTGACATCGGTTACGTCACCGACATCGTCCGCCGGGGGAGCCGCCGTACGGAGGCCCTTCCGGGTCTGGGTCGTCAGCGCTGCTTTCAAGCCTTCCTTGAAAGCAGCGATGGTGGCCGCCATGTCCTGCTTGCTAATCTTCATTGGTCGTCCCCTCCTCAAGGGTCATTCCTTGCCTACTCGGTGAGAGCTTCTCGCATTGCCTGCGCCAGGTCAGCCCCGAACTCAGCGGGGCTCACCTCTTCATCATCGCCGCCATCGGCGGAGCCGCTATCGTCCGCGTCTACGTCCTTCCCATCGCCATCATCGGCAGAACCGCCAGCATCGGCGTCCTCCTTCGGCTTCAGGGCCTCAGTCATCTTCGCAGCTAACTCGGGACCGAGTTTCTCAGCCAACTTCGGTGCCAACAGGTCCACGAGATTATCCGTAGTCAGCGCTACGCCCGGAACGGGCGTAGGCGTGACGTCGGGAGTCCCGTCGCCATCAGTATTCGTGTCGTCGTCCTTGTTGGCATCGTCGTCATCGTTCTTCTTCACGGGTGTCTCCAGCGCACTGAGTACGGGCTCCGTTTCGGCAGCCGTCAGTACGATATTCTCAATTGCGCCCCGTAGCTCGGGGGGGAGGTCGGCCGCATACCTGGCCACGATAGCAGCCGGGGCGGCAAGGGCCTTAGCGAGCGGCCCGTCGATCTCATCGCCGATCTCCGGCGATACCGCCTTTACGGCGGCGATGTCATCAACATCCGCTTTCCGATCCTCGTTGTCAGAATTATCGGCAGCGTCTCTCTTTTCCTCGGCCGCCTCGACCGCCGCTGCAATACCCTTCGAGAGACGGTGCGTACGGGAGACGGAGAAACCGTCTTTGGTATCCCCGCTATTCATCTGGGTATACTCGACCGCCACGCTTACGTCGTTACTACCGGCCGGGCTATACCACAGGGAGATCGAGGACAGATTGTCCAGCTTCTTCCCGTTGAGCTTGATCGTAGTCTCGTCGGGAGTGGTGCCAATATCGAGTTCCAGCTTCAGTCCCTTGAATTGCTTTTCCATGGCCTCCAGGTCCTCGGCCGAGAGGTTCTTGGAGAAGAGGAAGGGGATGAGGTTAGCGGGCTTGTCTACCAAAGATACTTCGTCTACCTGAATGCCGCTAAGGCGCTTGAGCTTTCTACGTCGGCGATTGGTTGCCATGATTGTCTCGGCCTCCTTGTATACCCTTCAGGCATCGGGCGGGTGGAGGCTTTGCAAGCGTCCCCGCGTCAATCCTCATAGATAAAATACCCTGTTGGGTGGTAGAGACTTCGGTGTTCAAAAAGATTTTTTGGGTAGCGGCTATAATCAAGGTGTACTATGAGTAGTTCGGAGGGTGTTGTCAATTTGACATACGAGGAGTTGTTGGCCCTCGTATCCCGTTACCTTCGCCATCCTACCCGGACGGTTGAGGGGCAAATCGTACGCGCTCTCGATCCGTTGGTAAAGAAGATCGTACGGGCCGAGATGGCACGGGCCGGAGTTGGGGTTGATATGTTTGATGACCTTGCCCAAGCCGGTCGTATTGGATTGCTAAAAGCCTTACGTCATACCGACCTCTCCCGCATCAGCACCTTCATCCCATTCGTCCGCCGCTATGTATGGGGGTCTGTCCGTCGGGAGCTGACGCGGGAGATACGGGCCGGGGGGTCTAGCTCCCTTGTCATTGATATGGAAGCAGCGCCGGAGTTTGATACTACCGGCCAGGCAGACTTCTTACGAGTGGCGTTGGAAGAACTACCCTATCGCCAGCGCCTCCTCCTCTACCTCCGGTTCTGGAACGGTCTGACTATTCGCGCAGCTGGTGAGAAGGTGGGGCTCTCGCCTACCCAGGCTAATCGTATCAATTCTAAAGCGCTGGCAAAGCTACGCGAGATACTCGGGACGTATCGCCCTCGGGTATAATTCCGGCACGTCGAGAGGCTATCCCAAGGTTGTACAGGTTATAATCCCCCGTTTTATACCCGTTAGGGGGTCTTTTCGGGGGCGGATAAAAAAGATAGAATCCGTAGATTTTATAGTAGCTTCTAGCCGATACGTTCCGTATACTTCTTATAGTATGAGAACGAAAGAAACCAATACGACAAGGAGCCGAACGATGAGCAATACTGGCCAAGCCAACGACAACGCCTGTGACTACGCCCGCCGCGTCCTCGCCCTAGCCCACCCCGCCGTCCTCCACTCGCTCCGGCACCGAGCCGGGCGGCTGGTATCTATTCAGGGCGAGGCGGACGGCGGGGCCTTCAAGACCAAACTCCTCCTCGTCGGTAACAACGGAATCGTACAGGAATAAAGGAGCCGAGCGATGAAAACGATCTCAGTCAAACGAGCCAAAGACGCCGCCGAAGCCTACGTATGGGGAACGCTGGGATGGCAGAAGGTCTGCGCCTACCGCTCGTATGCCACCAATCTCGGTGGACGGGTAGTGTCTGTCAGGGGAATCCATCACCACCGGCCCCGCATGGTCAAGCTGCTAGTACACCCACCCAGCAACGTAGTCGCCCTACAACCTCCGGGCACACAAGCCTTCATCGCCACAAAGAAGGTACAGGTGAACCACAACTACCATACAGTCTGGGCGGCTCGAAGCGGGGCCGGGGGAAAGCGTAACTGGACCGTAGGCCGTAACCAAGGGCAGGGCCAAGAACTTCTCCGAGGAGACGCGAGCCGCGTCCTCCGATTTGGTTCTCAAGAAACCGCCGAGGCCGCCGCCTCCCAAACCGGCGAGCCCTACTTCGCCCTTGGAATTGGTGTGGTTCATCCCAAGAAGGAGGTGCGCTGATGAAACTCGAACGCTATACCGAAGCCGAACTCGCAGCATGCATACTCAACCACGAGGATAAGGCGATGGCCCGCGCTACAGTAGTCTCCCGTAACCGCTC